TCTTGTTGGAACGCCTTCTACGGGCGGCTATGGCATTACTTTGACGGCTGCAAACACCGTAATTTACTATTCTAACGGATATGACCTAGAGAAGCGTTTACAGTCAGAGGACCGTGCGCACCGTATTGGACAGAAAAAAAATGTAACTTACATAGATATTATCGCAGAAAAAACTGTCGATGAAAAGATACAAGAATCACTTCGTAAAAAAATTAATATTGCATCTGAAGTATTAGGTGAAGAGTTACGAGCTTGGATTTAATTTTTTATACCAAGCAGCCACAACATATCTTATGTTTTGTTCAACAGTATTAACACCGTGTTTGTAATACTGTCCATTAAAAAACAAACCTCTACCCATCTTTGGTTTAAATATAGTGCCCTCTTCAAAATAAGTTTGACCTCCTTCAAAATTGTCATTTAAATAAACAATAGATGATAAAATTGTATGATTTTTTGCCATGTCAAAATGTAAACCTTGTTTTGAACCTATTGGCCATTTTACTATCTCAAACCAATCTATTTCAGCATTAAAATCTTTTGAAGTTTCGTTAAGTTTTAATTTTAAATGATGTACTTTAGGATCATTTTTAAGTAATTCTAAAGGATAAACATCTCTAAATTTTTTTGCAAATTTTTCATTTTCTTTATAAAAATTTATAAGATCGTGGCACTCTACTTGTGATAAAAAATTATCAACAATTATTGTTTTCATGTTAAATCTACAGCGTTACCTATGATAGGTTTGTATCTAGTTTTACCATCTTCTCTGTACGCTCTTAATAATTGTTTACGTGGATTTTCAGATACATAGCTGCAATGGACCCACCCGCTGTTTGGTTCACCGGGAGTAAAAAACTCGAGGATCATTTGATCCCAATTAAGGTTTGCTTTGATCCAATCAAAGACCTCAGCGTTGCTCGTGCCCAGACATTCGAAGTCGACTGCCTCAGCTTTGGTATGTTGTGAATTTAATGAACTACCTATCTTTACACACAGCTCAGGGCTACGAAAGCAGCTCGTCACCGTTACTCTACCAAAGTGGTCACGTACTGGTTGTAAAATATTTTCACAAAGTAATTTTAATTTTTCTATTTGATCTGCGTTAGGATTATTATCTATGCCCAGCCTGATAGCTGTGTCTGATTTAATAAGCTCTGCCAAGCTGAAGTTCCGTGAAAGTTTCATTATTTCATGTAGTTCATGACTAAGGCTAAGATAACTGACCCCATCCCACCTACAATCATGTATTCAATTCTTTTAATACGTTCTTTCATTTCTTTTATTTGTTCGAACGTTTGTTTCTGCATGATCCTGCAAAGTTTTTCATGCGCTTCTATTTTTTGTATAGCCGATTTTCTCGCCATTATGTTCGTCTCCTACTTGCAATAATTTGTTCTTCTGGTGATAATAGAGCCTGTTGCGTTTGTGTCAAGTTAGTAATAGGGTCTCTTTGTTGCAAGTTTGCTTGTGTATTTACAACAGGTTGTGCACTCGTAACAGACTCTGGTAAACTTGGTAATATACTATCTTCGAATAAAAAGTCATTTACATCAGAATCAAAAGCACCAGTCAGTGGCAAACGTCTAAATTCTTGTAACATTAATCTTAGTGTTGGTCTTACTTCAGTAAACACATTTGGATCTCCAAGATTTCTAGCTATTTCTCTAAATCTTTGTTGTATGTCCTCTGATGGAAAGTATGGTTCAAATTTAGCCTTCGCTAAATTATTAAAAGTTTCATCACTTAATTGTCTATCTCTAAACTCTCTATTTAAACTAGCTTTATTTACACCTAATATTTGAGCTGCACTTATATTTTTAGTCATTTCTTGTTGAACTAAAAATCTAGCTTTGTTTGAATTATAATATGCTTGTATAACATCGTTTGGTTTTATTCTACCACCACGTAATATTCCAAAGTAACCACCAGTAAACTCTCTTCTAGCATTTCTTATACCTGTTTGATACTCAGCTATTTTAAAACCCATAGAATCTAATGGATCTACTTTGATAGGTCTAAAACCCATAAAGCCTGCTAGCTCTGGTCCAATATTTAATTCATCACCACGTCTAGTAGGCACACCAAAAGCAGCTTGGCCTAATCTTTGAAACTGTCTGTATGATGGTGCAAGGGCTTGACCTAAGTGTAAAAATCTAATTGCAGCTTTGTTTCCTGCAGGTGTTTGTTCCGTGTACAGTTGTCTACCTTCTTTTGTTCTACCACCTCTTACAATTATATCTGCTGTAGCCTCAGTCCAAATAGATTCACCAATAAATGGGTTCATTATTTCAGCGCTTGCTTCTGTTACACCGTCTACAAAACCAGACAATAGTGTTTGATCAGTTGCCTCGCCAGCTATAATATTATTTACTAAAGTTCTATATGGTCTTGCTATTACATCGTATGCATTACTGTGACTAAAATCTATATATCTTAATTCACCGTCATCTGTTCTTATTGGTATAAGCGTAGAATTTTTAGACCACTCTGGCACGAATTGACGTAATGCTTGTATTTCATCTTCTGTTACATCGTAGATAGCTTTTGCACCCTCTGTAACAACTTGTGGCACCACAACTAATGTTGTGGCCATACCTGATAATCTTTTAAATCCTGTGCCATAAACTCCTCTATCGATTGCATTATTTTTAACAAGACCTTTACCCTCTATAAATACATATGGAGTTACGTTACTACCTCTAATTACCTCGCCAGCAGCTGGTATATGTCTCATTTCTTTTAAACCTTGTTCTGCAATATTAGTTGTAGTTCTAATTATCTCTGCAGGAAATGACATAAAGTTACCAATCGGTAATATTCTTGCTGTCTTAACTGCAGATCCAACGTATGCATAGTTTGGAACAGTGTTCTTAACAATATTAGCTGCTTCTTGTTTTAATCCTTGAATAACTTCTGGTGTTAACTCAGCTCCTTGTTTTACAGCTGCTTGTTTTAATCTATCTAATTCAACAACATAGTTTGTAATCTTCCATGTATCATCTTCTGCAACATATTTACCTTGAAAGAACTGACCTAGTTTTTTTAATTTAGACATAAAAGGTCTTAGTATTGCGTCAGTAGATACAACACCAGGATTACCTGTTGCGTCTTTTAAAAGATTTATAAGATCTCCTATCTGCACTTGTGAGTTTACAACACCAAGTTCTAATAATTCTCTGTATGCTGCTTGTGCCTCTGCACTACCTGGTCCAAGTTTTAATAATGCAGATGTATCTACACCTTCTCTAAACGCTCTAGCTAATAAACCAGGATTAGTTAATCCTTCAAATAATATACCATTAGCACCAGCAAATGCACCTGCACTAAAAAAGTTACGTAAGTGTGTAGGTATAGATAAAACTGTTTTTGCTAACTGTGATACACCTTTTGGAAATAATAATAAGTTTCTATAAAACCATGTTACTGCTTTTTCTGCTGGGTTTGCACCCTCTCTACCTCTAATAACAGATGTAAGACCTGCTCCTATGTCGTTTGCATTTTTTATACCATCAGCTATTTCTTTTGTTGTCCATTTAGTTGATAAAGGACTTACAAGTGTATTACCACCAGGTAATTTTTGTATGATGTCATCCATCTGAACAATTTCAATACCAGTGGTTGGTGATTGTACAGCTTGTTTTGCCATGTCCTCTGTATCCCAAAAGAAACCTCTACCACCACCTTGTTGCACTTTTGTATTTTGCGCTGCAACGTCATCAAAATATGTGGCAGTTCTTGCAACAGCAGACAAGTTTGTCATTGCATTAAATATAGAATATCTAGGATCCTCTATTTCACCAAATAGTTGTCTAAATACTTTACTACCTCTACCAGGTATGCCTTCAAAAGTTTTAGTTTTAGACATAGCAGTGGCGTTTGTATATGTAACATCAGGTAGTCCACCTGCTTTCTTTTTTACTTGTACTTGATTAATAATATCGTCAACTAAAAATTTTGCTTTTTCATAATATTCTGTTCCATCAGGATCAAAAGGTGTTTTTTTATTTGGATCTGTTCTTGATAAATATCTTCTAAATAAATTTATAGCGTTTGCATATGCTTCATCTGTTGGTTTAAATTTTTGAAATAATTTAAATAAACCTTTTGGTTTTTGAAATATTCTATATGTGCCACCTAGCCAACCTTCTATTCTTTCTTTCATTATTTTTTGTAAATCTTTTGCACCTGCTGCAATTTTTCCCTCTGTATTTCTATTTAATATATTAATTAAATTAGTAAACTCACCTCGAGCACTATTTAAATTAGTTACAATATTTGTAATGGATTCTTCTGATATGTCTTTTTGTTTTAATAATTTAATTAAATCATCAGATGCTTTTGGATTTATTGGTTTTGTTAAATCACCTTCAAATAATACATCATTTAATTTTTTATAAAAATCTACTTGTTCTTTATTTGTAGATGTATCAAAAAATTTACCTGTTCTAGGAAATATCTTGTCTACTTCTTTTGTTATGTTTTGTACAATTTCTCTTGCTCTAAAAGTGTCTCTAGCTTTTAAACCTTGTTTTGCCATTTCTGCCTCAAAGACTTCTTGTGGTAGATCACCTCTTGGTCTAAATGGTGAACCAATATATTTATCTACCCATCTTTCAAATGCACTATCACTATATGCAATATCTTTTCCTCTCTTTGCAAGAGCCTTACCACCCACTCCTACACCATAAACAAACGGTGTAATAAATATAGATTCAGTTCCAAATTTTAATCTGTTTAATAATCTTCTACCTGCTTCTTCTCTACCAACAGATTCTCTATCGTCTATTGCCGTTGGTCCATCAAAAAAATCACCAAATGTTCCTATGTCCTCAACATCTGCAACCAACGTTTCTCCTGTTGCACCACCAAATACACCAGCAACAAATCTTTTAGCTTTATTAGGAACTCTTTCATTTAATGATTGAGCTTGTTTCATACCATCTTGAATAGATTTAGCTCTTGGATTAAGATAGTTTCCTGCTTTCTTTGCTTTGATAGCTTTATCTGCAAGTTTAGTTGCAGCCTTAAATCCTGCAGTTCCTGGTATACCTATTTGTGTAAAAGTTTCTACTAATTTACCTGCAACTCTATCTTGTGCCGTATCTTCAAATATATTTATATCATCAAAAAATTTTTCTACATCTGCCGCTGTATTACTGTCTGCTCCAAGATCAATTAGTTCTGCACCAAGAGATACAACTCCTTCTACAGTTTTAATTATACCTGATGCAAAACCTGCAGCAACAGATGAAAATATGCTGCTGTCGTTGTTTAATTCTGCTTCTGTTAATGGGACGTATTTTGCCACGGTCTACTCCTTAATCGTAGAAACCCATGCCAAATTCAGGATCTGATTCTTCTTGTATACCTTCAACTACCTCTTTTTGACGAGGACTTAAATAATCAAAACTTCTAGGTGATTGTGGTGCGGGCATAGCTTCACCAGTTGTATCTATATCTGCACTATCTGCTGGCACTAATGTAAACTTACCAGTTTGATCTTTTACAATTCTCATAGCCTTACCTGTTGCAACGTCATAAATAACTTGACGAGCTGCCTGTGGGTTTTGTTTTACGTATTTTTCTAGTGAACCTTTTTTTTGATATTGAGATGAATCAATTGTTTCTATAGCAACCGATTCGTCTCCATATACTCCTCGTAAATTATCAAATTCTGTTGCATAAAAATCTTGTTCTCTTTGCGCTTTTATTTCATTGTTGTCATATTTTTTTAAAAGATTTTCTTTTGTTTTAGTTGTATCCATACCAGCTATTTCTTTTTGTGCAGCTAATTTTTTCTCTAATTGTCCTTCTTCAAACTCTCTTTCCTCTGCTGCTAGTTCTCTTGCAAATTTTCTATCAGACGCTGTCTTCATAGATTCTACTTGGCTTGCTTGTAGTAGATTAAATGGATCTCTTGCAGCTGTAGCAGCTGTTGCAAATATATTACCTTGTGGTGGTGTTGATAGTAAATTTAAACCAAACTGTGTTAAGAAACCTGGTAATCCTGTTGCTTGAAACGTTGGCATTGTTCCGTTCATATAACCGGTTCTACCACCGTTAGCCATTTTTTGTGGTTGATCTAGTCCTGATGTAATACCAGTTCCTGCAGAACCACCTATTCTAAACATTGGTCTTTTTAATATTCTATTCATTATCCACCTAAATTAAATCTTACATTACCTGGTGCTTTAACTGCACCATAGATACCTGCAAGTGTTGTACCAATACCAAGAGCTGTTTGTAATGGTGTTGGGTTAGGTATGTTTGTTGTTTGTGTTCCTTGACCTTGTACACCACCCATTAATCCAGTTACTCTGTTAGCAAATAAATCTAACTGTTCTTGTGGTTGGAATGTTGCTTGTCTTACTGCCTCTCTTTGTGCATCAAGTTGAGCTTGTGCTTGCGCCTGGTTCAGTGCGCCCAACTGACCTAAACGTGTAATATCTGTTCCTTGTAGTGCTTGTTGTTGTCCACCTAAACCTGATTGGAATGCCCCTAATCCTCTTTGAGCTTGAGCTACACCAAATCTATTTGCAATGTCTTGTTGTCTAGCTGCTTGTGCTTGTCCGAATCCTTGTTGCAAGAGACCGGCTTGTAATAAAGCTCGTTCTCTCGCAGCCCCTGTGCCAAACTCCGCGAGTTGCACTCCCGCTCGACCAGCGCCGAGCACTCCCAAAGCTGCTTGTTGGTCTCGTATTTGCTGTTCTTGTATAGCTCTGTTACGATCAAATTCTGACAGTGTTGCATCAATTACTTGTGCTTGAAACGGTGACATAAAATCTGTTACTTGTTGCGTGGTCGGTGCTCCAAGTTGTACTCCACCTATTGTTGCTGCTGCGTCTGTTCCTGCTTGTTGAGCTGCTGTTAAAAATGGTTGAAAAGATCCAACACCTGCTTGTGCTAGTTGTTGTGCTTGTGTTTGCAATGCATCTCGTTGTGCTACTTGTGGTGCTAGTCCAGCTAAACTTTGTTGTCTAATACCAAATTGTGTAGCTGCATCTTGTCTTGCTTTAAATTGATCAGCTGTTTCACCTGGTTGTTGTTGAATACCTGCAATACCTGATGTTACGATAGGTACAGCTGTTTGTGCTACGATTTGTTCTGCAAGATTTTTTCCTATATCCTGTACGAACTGTGGTGGTAAATTTTGTACTTGTTGAACAGCCATTATAATACTTCCTCTAATCTTTGTGATGTTTTAAACATTTTACGTGCGCCTTCTAA